GATAGCAGCCCCAGTAATTGCCGGGGTCAATACAGATAAAGTTGTACTAGCCATTGTTTACCCCCTAACCCTTTGTAGCAGCACATGAAACCATCGCTGCCGATTTTACGACTTTCGAACCGTAGACATAAAATCCACGGACACCAGACCCTTGTGTATCTTCGAATTTATCAAAATATGTAACTTCGGTGATCTGCATCACATGTGCGATTGCAGACCGGTTGAAACCCATCATATTCCAGGTACTCCCGTTATTGTTGACGTTGTTACTCATCAGGATATTAAACCCGAAAAGCTGCCCTACATACCCGTTGATCAACGCTCCGTCGTCAGCCGTTTTGACTGTTGCGGTTGCACTTACGGCACCCGAAGCAGCAAGAACCAGATGTTGATTGTACCAGGGAGGTACGATAATATACCGTCCACCAGTGGGAACATTTGCCTCGTCAAGTTCCAACTGCATGTTTGAAAGGTTTTTCAGAACATTTCCGGCGGTTACGGTCAACGCAGATACGCTGTTCCCGGCTCCAGTATACAACCCGGCAAGATGCTGATCGATTGTGTCCGACATCGTATAGGAAGCTTCCGCCCCGAAGGATGCCATCAAATCAACATTCGACTGCACTTTGTCGATATCATCAAGTTTCACAGCAAAATAATCTTGCTGATCAATCAATAGTGATTTCTGTGCAGAATCCAAATTCTCCCAAGAAATAGATCCGTTCTTGGTGTACGAATTTACGGCAACGGCTCCAATTTCACTAAGCCGCAACGTATCACCAAACTTCAATTCCTTTTCATACTCTCTGTTTACCAGAGCAGCATGAACCAAGTTTTTCCTGAGTGGCACAAGTACCGCTGAATGCCATATCTCAGGTATAAAATTCTCTAAACCCATATTTTTCTCCTAAGCTATCAACCCTGGTTTGAAAGACGTTTTTCAAACATAGAATTGTAATATTTTACTTTTTCCGCAGAGGTCATATTTGCTACCTCGGCAGACTCGTTTGAACCACCGCCTGACGGGACGTGCTTGCCGTCCTTCATCGTGGCTTTTACTGATTCAGTTTTGATATTTTCCCGATCCTCTTTTTCAGCGTCGAGAAACTCCCCAAGCTTGTCAGGATCTCCGCCGTAGTTATCAATTAACCTTGCGGGTAAATCCCTTGTAGCCGCCTCTTTGTAACCGGTATTCAACCATTCTTGCCTTACGGCTCTGGCTTCTGACTCAGCAGCTTTGCGTTCTATATCCGCTATTCGCTGCTCAGCAGTTTTTTTGCCGGCATCTTTCTCATCAAGTGCCGCCTGCAGCTTTGCAACTGTTCTATCACTCCCCTGCTGTGCTTTCTTGATGTCTTCCAGCGTCTGCATTGTCGCTGCAAGTTCCGTTTTTGTCGCCTCAAGCTGTTCGATCGTTGCAGCCTGTGCCTTTTCGTCATTACTCTTTGGGGCCGTTTCCGTCTCCACAGTGGTAATTTCTTGTACTTCCATTCTATGCTCCTATTCTAATTTGGTCATAAAAAAAGACGAGCCAGCCCAATTAGGGTTGTCTCGCCTGCTCTACGCCCAGCGTTATAATTATAGTATACGCCTGTTTAGTAGTTTGTCAAGGCTTATCTGTTTCTTGGATAGTTCTCTTAATCAAAACAACATTTCCGTTCTGAATAGTGACAACAACCGCAACCTCTCCGAATGGCTGAGAATCTACTACCTCAAGCATCCAGTCCAGAGCCGTATGCAGTGCTGCTTGTGCTGTTCCACTCATCATTTTAGCCACTCCGGATGATATTCGGTCGCATAGTCTGTATAAGATTGATACGGGACAAGCCCTTTCTCACGTGTCCGCCGAATCAATGGGCTGAACCCTTCAACCTCAAAACGTAACCTGCACCGGCAATTTATCCGGTTACCAGCGGATAGGTTCATATCAGCCGGATACCTCGATACTTCACTACCGGGACCGGCAAACAACCCGGTTTTTTCGTTGCGTGCTTTCTGGTCCATGTCTCCATGCTCCCGCCTGGTTCGGCCGTCAAGTGTAGCGTCCCAGATATACCGCCCTTCGACGCCGGCTTTTTCTGCTCGGTAATAGGCTGCATCCTGTCCCGAATTCATTGCTGTCTGCCCTTCTGTCCTGATTATCCGCAACGCCCTTGACGCTGTCGTGTTGATGGACTTCTTCAGATCTCTTGCCATCGCAGTATATGACTTCCCAAGTGGGAGCCCGTTATTGAGTGCAATCTTAGCCCCTGCAATAGCTTCATCGCGCATCATCTCAGCAGCAAGCGTACCAATCTGGCTCTCTAAATCTTTTGAAATTATGATCTTGTCCATCGGGTTATCGGTGTTTTTCAGGATCGCGCCCATGTTCAGTGTTCCCCATTTTAGCCGAACGCCCTGACTACCATCAACCGCCCACGCATGTTGAAAAAATGACTGCTGGTATACTTCAGCAGGCAACCGCTTTGTAAGCGCCACAACTTTGTTTAACGATGGTTTGATATTCTTAGTGATCTCAGCCTCAAGGTTTGTCAGCCGGTTGTACTGCGTCATCTGTGCCTTGGTCAGCACACCATCTACCGCGTATTTATCGTATATTTTAGTGAGCGTGTTCCTGACTTCTTTTAGCGCATCGCTAAGAACAGCAGCCGCTTCCCGCTCGTATTTAATGAGCAGTAAACCAAGCCTCCGTGCAGCTACGTCCTCAAGTTTTTTCAGTGTCGGCATTATCGGGTCCCATCATATCGATATCAGGATACGCGCTGTCTATTTCTGCCTGCTGTCTCTCCATCTCGACTTCAACGCTGGGGATTACTTCTCTCGGCATATTTTCCACTACCGATTCCATGCTTATTCCAGTGTTTCGAAGTGCAACAGCAACCTCGGCAGCGTTCATCTCGTCAATCGGGATATTACGCCGATGGTTAATCATCACGTCCAACGGCTCGCCAACAGGAGCGCCAATCTTCTGCAGGATTCCGGTTATATGCTGAATCCGGTCGTATAGCCCGATATCAAAATCAGCCTGGGCGCTGGATACTATGTTCTCGAAATCAAACAGCATCCGTTCGACCGCTGCGCCCGATAAAGTACCGCTAAACTTCTCGCTGGTAAAGTCCGGTACGTGGCTCTGTTCGTGGATCTGGTCTTTAAGCAGCTGCGTCATGTACTCGATAAAGTCTTTCGGGATATCTTTGGTGAGGAACGTCACGTCATCTTTATTTTTCAGACTGTCAAATGTCCGAGATGCCTTGATCTTGGCAAGAATCTTTCTCAGCAACTTCGGGTTGTCTCCGGTAGGATCGCCTATACTCATGCCGACTATACGCAGATAGGCATTTGCAAACCGCTGAAACTCAATCATGGAATCGGACACGATGATATCGTAGTCGTCAATAATTGGTGCCACTGGCTCGATAAGCCCGATAGACCGGTCATTCATGTAGTATGGCGTGACAGGTACTTTGTCATAGAAATTCTGCGCGTCCGATAGTAGAGTGTATTCCCACTTCCCAGAATTGTTGTTGGTACGCTTGTATACCGTTACCGCATCATCGGTATAGTACTCCACATTGTAAATGCCATCCTCAATCTTGGTGTAGTAAATTGCGAATTTCTCATCCGGTTCCGGTTGCCTGTCGTACAACAAAATCATGTTCCGTGGGTCGACAGTGAAAAACTTCGGCGTGATGTTCGTGGTCAGACCGTCAGTCATTCCAGAGATATAATGCAGCTCATACGATACCCCGAACGTCGCGGTATTCCTGCCGCCGCGCTCTGTCTTTACAGTCTCGTTGTTCTGCCTGAAAACGTCGTTAAGCATGGCGAGATATTGTTCATCTTCGCTACGGTACGTTATGTAGCCTGGACGATATCCGTACCCGGTGAAGGTGTTGACAATCTTCCGACCATACGGAAACGGCGTTCGGTTGTCCGGGTCAGTCTTCGGCTTGTGCAGGATAGTTGGGTTCTTGCCATCGTAATAGTCAGCCATTTGTGACAGTACCGGCAGCCGCTCATGCTCATGTTTCTGTATCCAGTCCTCTATGTCATCAGTCGAAAGGCTGAGTTTATCGGTCGTCCATAGTCGGTTCATTTTTTATCCTTGGCAGGCTTTGCCACCTTCACTTCTTTCTGACAGTCCGGGATAGGTAACCCGTTGTTAACGTAATATTCACAACGCTCATTCGGCTCAACGTCATGACCACAATCAACCGACCTGAACTTCACACATGATACTCTTCCACACTTCATATTATCCCCCTATAGTCCTAAATCTGACGCACCGTAATTGTCTACGATTCTACCATGATATTGACCCCAGATATATTCTGTAGCATATCGGGCAGCCGCTATACAATCATCGTTTATTTCAACAAATTCATCAAGTGCGTTCCCGTCTTTATCTTCTCGCCGCTTATACGTCTGAATTTCCCTCGCCATGTTCGGGCATTTCGTCGCGTGAATATGGATGCGATGGCCACACAAGAAGTCTATCCCAAACCGTAACGATCCCTTACCCTTCTTTGCCGGGTCAACGTTCCACCCGTTATCATTCCAATCTTTTATCCTATCCGGCTCTGCTGAGTCCCCGGTAAACTGGTAATACTTCGCATCCTGTCCAAGCTGCTCTTCTGCTGCTTCAATAAACACGCCGTTCGTCCAGCCCTTACCATACACCTCATCAAAGATATAAATCTCATCATCTTTAAAGCCAAGCCTAATAATTGCCGACGCATGAGCAAACCCGTAATCTTGCCCCTGACAGACATTTTCAAGATCGGTTTCGGCGTACTCGAATTCCTCGATAATATAATCACTGAATACGACATTCCCCAGCACACCCCAATTCCCCAACACATAGACATCCTTGAAATATGGATCTGTGATGGCTTCCATTGTATCGATGGTGTCCCGGTCCAAGTATTTGTTGTCAAGATAGGTACTTCGGTGTGTGATCGTGTCCCGTTCCACGTTGTCAAAGAATCGCTTTTTGATCCAGTGCAGCGCAGATATCGGGTTAAGGGTGAGCGTGATCTGTTTCTTGTATGCGGTGTGTCCGCGTAGACGTAGGTCAAGCTGGTTGAAATCGGTCTCTGATATCTCACTTGCTTCCTCGATCCAGATGTCGGTGATCCCGTAGACTGACTTCAGCTTTTCAACATCGTCAAGCCCTGTGAATAGGATCTCATTGCCGTTCACTTTGCAGAACATCGATAAATCAGTCTTGTTTGTGCGGAAAAGCCCTGTCATGTCCCAATTTGCTACAATAGCATTCAATAAATCCCATACTGAATGCTTTAAAGTCCTGCCAACCTTACGCACCACAAGGTATTTATGCCCTGGTTCAGCAAGGATCTTGTACAGCACTTTCTCGGCAGTATCGAACGACTTCCCCGATGCAGCACCACCGACAATGACATTCTTTCGGTGCTTGTCATGCAGTAACGGCAAAAACGCCGGGTTCATCGCCTCGGTTATGCCCGATAGGTCAATCGTCGATGTCATCTGGTTCCTTGTCCACGGCTGGTATTATCGTGTATCTCAGCTCGCCGCTATGGTCAAGATCAATCGATTCTTTCGGTCGTCCGTCAACCCTGTCATACAAATATTTCATCGCCTGAACGTCCCCACTCATAGCCATTGCCCACAACTTTTGAGCAATCGCCTGTTTGCGGCTGACCTTCTTATCACCGGATTCTACGTCCTCGAGGTTCCCCTGATCTTTCAGAATATCGGTCAAACAGTATTCTTTCGGCGGTCGACCTTTTGGGTTGCCTGATTTGCCTGGTTTAAATTGAGTTTCTTCTTTAGGCATCCTGTTCAACCTCCTGTTTTTCAGGATTATAGTCCTCGCCGTTCAGCTTCACGCCTGGCGTTCTATCGTTCTTATTGCACCAATCTATGTAGCGGTCTCTGATTACATCGCAGTAATGAGGTTCCAGCTCCATGCCGTAGCAGATGCGGTTTGTTTTCTCACAGGCTATTAGGGTTGAGCCTGATCCAAGGAAAGCATCTGCCACTATATCTTCCTCCTCTGTCATTGCACGAATATACTCTTCAGGTAACGCAACAGGAAATGTTGCCGGGTGTTGTGTCGTGTGAGCGTCTCGCCCCATTTGCGGGACAATCTGTGTTACCGTTGGCATATTTTTTCTTGAATAGTTCTTGCCCTTTGTGGAATACTTCATGCTACCATCTTCTTGTCTAACCTGCCTGATCCGCTTCCCTTGCGCGTTTTTCCTATTAGACTTGAATCTCTTTTCCGAGTCAGGAGACTTTTCAATATTCCTGTTAAGCTTTTTTGGTTTCTCTCCAAAGATAAAAATCCACTCATGTTCAATGGCAAACATCGCCTTTTGATTTGACACGCTCCCCGCAAGCATCTTATCCCATACATTCCACGAAAGAAGTTTGTAGCCTGCGTATTTTGCCTGGTCAATGTACTCACCCCAGTATTCGACAATCTCGCCGTCCTTTTTCTTCACACCCAGATTGACAACCTGGTATGTGGAATATGCGCTAAATGCCGTAATAAAGTATTTAAGCCGTGTCACAGACAAATCCTTATCACCGCCATAGTTTCTAATATCAGCGTAAGGTGGAGAAGTAAACAACATTTCGGATTTCATGATTCCCATCAACACAGAAACAACAGAGGTGTCCGTACTATCCCCGCACAGCACCCGATGATTGCCAAGCTCCCAGAGATCCCCGAGCTTCGTGATCGGTTCAGCTTCGTCCGGTACTTCGTCGTCACCGTCGGTATCTTCCTGCTCGTTCGGATCGTCGATGGTCAGCTCATCATTGGTCAACCGTATATCAAGCTCCGATATATCAAGCCCTGCATCAAGCACGAAATTAGCGATACCTTCCTGCGTGAACTCGCCGTATTGGCTGCTAATGTGCAACAGCTTTTCCTTGGCCTCCTTCTCGTCATCAGCATCGATATAGTCAACAGGAATGTGAGGTATTGAATAGCCTTCATCACGTAATGATTTCAGCGCTGTTATCCTC